TTATTTCCTAAACGTAGACACCTCAACCACCCACCAGATCACGACAGCCCCCACCATGAAGCAGGCCGAAGAGGTGATGTCACCCATTCGTACTGCGATCACTAGAAGTCGTGGACCTCTGTTTGCATTTTTGACAGAAGGATCACTTCAGAACACAACTGGGTCAAGAGCGAACAGAGTTAAGCTCGCTGCGACCAAGAAGGGTGTCGAAAACTTCCTCACAGGATCGATGCTCGAAGTCCGACCGATGACAATCAACAAGCTTCAGGGTCTAAGGACCAAGGTTGCCACGGTCGACGAGTGGTTGTCTGGTGATCTACGTGAGGATGTTATTGGTGCCATCGAACAGGGTGCCTCGAAGCTCGATGACTACCTTATTGTAGCCGTTAGCTCAGAGGGAACTGTTCGTAACGGCAGCGGTGACACCATCAAGCTTGAGCTTGCCGACATTCTCAAGGGTAAGTACCAGGCGCCCCATATCTCGATCTGGCACTACAAGCTAGACGAGTTGGAAGAAGTCGCCAATCCGGCGATGTGGCCAAAAGCAAACCCCAACCTCGGGAAGACCGTCACCTATGACGTATACCAACTCGATGTTGAACGCGCCGAGAAAGCCCCAGCTGCTAGGAACGACATCCTGGCAAAGCGCTTTGGAATCCCGATGGAGGGCTACACGTACTTCTTTACGTACGAGGAAACTCTCCCTCACCCTCGGTCGTGGTTCGATGGCATGCCTTGTGCTCTCGGTGCAGACCTTTCCCAGGGTGATGACTTCTGTGCTTTCACATTCCTCTTCCCACTGCAGGAAGGGTTTGGAGTAAAGACCAGGAGCTACATCACTTCGTTGACTTTGTCCAAGCTTCCCGGAGCTATGCGTCATAAGTACGACGACTTCATCAATGAAGGAAGCCTTCATGTACTCGAGGGAACAATCCTCGACATGATGGAGGTCTATGAGGACCTGGATGAATTCATCCAGCACTCTAACTATGATGTGCGCGCATTTGGTTTCGACCCTTACAACGCTAAGGAGTTCGTAGCCCGCTGGGAAGCGGAGAACGGGCCATACGGCATCGAGAAGGTTATTCAGGGGGCGCGAACAGAGTCTGTCCCGCTTGGGGAACTCAAGGCTCTGAGTGGTGCACGATTGCTCTACTTTGATCAAGCGTTGATGACATTCGCGATGGGTAATGCCATCACGATGGAAGACACAAACGGCAACCGAAAGCTTCTCAAGAAGCGACAGGACGCCAAGATCGACAATGTAGCTGCCATGATGGACGCATTTATTGCGTTCAAACTCAACAAGGAGGCGTTTGGGTGAGGAGGTTTAGTAATGGCCCACATCATCGCTGACAACACCGAGATCTTCCACTATGGCGTCAAGGGTATGCACTGGGGAGTTCGGAGAGAAGAGAAAGCCGCCCAGAAGAATGCTCGTAGAGTCGCCAAGGGCGGTGAACTCGTTCGAAAGGCCCAGTCCAAGGGAATCAAGAACCCAGCAGCTGCTATCGCTCTGCGTGGAGCTGGTGAGGTAGGCGTTATCCTCTTCACCGGAACCAAGATCTCCAACGCCATATCCAACCAGAACGCCAGGAACGGGGCTCACATCGTCAAACTCGCCCTCGCTGGCAAGGTTGGAGCGACTCGTATCGGAGAAATCCGGGCGGTCAACGCATACAACAAGCAGAACGCGGGGTAGACGGTGTCAAGCACCGACCTGACCCACCATGGCATCAAAGGGATGCATTGGGGAGTCCGTAAGGACGAACAAGTATCTGGTCGATTCGCAGGTCCCGGACCCGAAGTAGACGCGGCCCTTCACGAGTCCACGAAAGTAGCCGCTACAAAAGTGGCTGCTCTGATCGGTGACCGGTACGATTTTCGTATCCGGAAAGTCATTGCCATGGGACCCGGTCATCCTGAGTATGAAGCAGGAACCATGGGTTTCGTCCAGAACACCGGCAAACAAAAGGCCGAAGGCGAAATTCTCGTAACCGTGGATGATACTCGTCCTGCTCTGAAGAAGTGCGAGAAGGTGAAGTGGGTCGGTAAAGGCTGCGGAACTACCGAAGCTTTTCTCACCCACGAAGCTGGTCATGCCATCTTCCATTCTCGTGAGTACTACAAAAAAGACGGAACAATTGGTGGCGGGAACATCGAGGCCCGTATGAAGGCCATGCAGGCCGCCTTTGATCAGTCTGAAAAAGACGGTATACCGGAAAGAAAGTTCATGTCCTCGATCTCGGGTTATGCGCGCCATGGTGCGAATAAAGAAGAAGTCGAAGCTGAACTGTTTTCTCAATACCACTGGGGTACGAATCCCCCGGAGTTCGTAAAGGTGTGGGGTCAAACCCTCCACAATGAGTTGGGTATTGATGGTACTCCATTCAAAGAGAGGGGGTAACCATGTACAAGACACCAGGTTTTGTCACGCCGTTCTCATATTCTTCGGAGGAAGAACTCGATGCAGATCTCAAACGACGTGGTGAAGCTTCTGGATCCACGCCGTTCGAAGTTTCCTATTCCGAAGGAAAGGGAATCAAGCACCACGGTGTCAAGGGCATGCACTGGGGAGTTCGAAAGAACACTCCTACCAATGCCAACTACGCCAAGTCTCAGCAGAGATACGACCGTAACAACGTCGGCAAGGGCGGCGTCAAGCGCATCAACAGGCGCATGAACAAGGGCATGGACATCAAGTCCGCCCGTAAGGCTGAGTTCACCTTCCGAGGTAGGCGAGCCTCCGCTCTTGTTGCCTCTGCTGCAATCGCCAAGATGGCTTACATGTACGGACCTACGATCAAGACCATCCTTCAGATGGTCGGCGGAGTAGCAGCCCAGTCGGTAGCCAAGCGAGCTGAAACGAACCGTGGTCGAGCCGCTGCGGCAAATGCCAGAGGGATCCCGAGGATGGGTTCTTCCGGTCCGAGCTATGCCAAGAAGAAGCGTAGCGGAGCCTACAACATCTCGTCGATCTAGCCCCCGGAGGGAGGCTACTCAAGTTGTACACAGTCAAGGGAACGCCGCCCTCTAGTGATCTCACACACTATGGTGTCAAAGGGATGCACTGGGGCGTTCGTCGCGATGGTCCTGAAGGCGTACCTGGTAGAACCAACCGAGAAGCCAAGAAGGATGCCAAGGAATTCGCTCGAGCCAAGCAGTTCTATGGTGAAGGCGCCGGCACCCGACGCAAGCTGATCAAGGCCACAGTCGAGGGTAAGAGTCGACGGAGTCCTTACTACAAGAAGGCCTTCGACCACCACCTCGAAAGGCAGGACACATCCAAGCACGCCGCCAAGGCTCAGAGCGAGCGTAAGCGGAAGAACATCAAGAAGAGCACCGGTCGAGGAATTCGTGGAACTCGCCACATCCTCAACGGTAATTCTCAGTACGCCTCTGCAGTAACAGCCATTGCAGTCGGTGGGGCTTTGTACGCTCACAAGACCGGTATTGACAAGATCGTGTTCAATGCCGGAAAGACTGCAGTCAAGAAGCTCCGAGACCCCAATGGGATCAAGCGAGCTCAGGATCTGCTCAAGGGCATGGGAATCGGCTGACCAAGTCCAAACCGTCAAAATGAGAGGAGGTGACACATGGCAGGTTTGCTATCAAGAGTAGCCGGAACCTTGGCGCATAGTTGGAATCTGTTCAAGGACCAAAACTACCTGAATGGGCTGCACTCCCATGATCAGGGATCAGGCTTCTCTTCAATGCCCCACAGGAGTCGGTCCTACTATTCGACTGAGCGATCGATCATATCATCGATCCACACTCGGATGAGTATCGACGTCGCGGCAATCGACATTCGACACGTTCGGCTGGACGAGCAGGGCCGCTATCTTGAGGACATGGGCAGCAGTCTTCAGGACTGTCTGACGGTCGAAGCAAACCTCGACCAGGGAGCTCGGCAATTTCGTCAGGACATAGTGATGACGCTCTTCGAAAGGGGGCACGCCGCTATCGTCCCTGTCGATACCGATATCGATCCCTCGGAATCGGCCGGGTACATCATCCAATCGATGCGAGTGGGACACGTGGTCGGCTGGTTCCCCCGGCATGTTCGGGTGAGTCTATACGACGACAGAACCGGTCAGCGCAAGGAAGCAACCGTTCCGAAGTCGATGTGTGCCATCGTCGAGAACCCGCTTTACTCGGTGATGAACGAGCCGAATTCGACTCACAAGAGGCTTATTCACAAGCTCAACATGCTGGACACTATGGACGAGCAAACCAGTTCCGGTAAGCTCGACATGGTCATTCAGCTTCCTTACGTTGTCAAGTCTGAAGCCCGCCGGCAGCAGGCCGAACAGCGTCGTAAGGATCTCGAATTCCAGCTGAAGGGCAGTCAGTACGGCATTGCCTACACCGATGGAACCGAGAAGATCACCCAGCTCAACCGTCCGGTAGAGAACAACCTGCTCAAGCAGATCGAATACCTGACGGACCAGTTGTACGTACAGCTGGGGCTGACCCCTGAAGTAATGAACGGCACGGCTGACGAAAAGGCCATGCTGAACTACTTCAACCGAACGGTCGAACCAATCGTTCAGGCGATATCTGAAGCCATGAAGCGCACCTTCCTGACCAAGACGGCCAGGACTCAAAGGCAGTCGATCATGTACTTCCGCGACCCGTTCAAGCTTGTTCCGATGGAACAGCTCGCCGAAATCGTTGACAAGTTCACTCGGAACGAGGTTCTCTCCTCGAATGAAATCCGAGCAGCGATCGGTATCAGGCCCTCGAAGGACCCGAAGGCTGATCAGCTCGTCAACAGCAACATGCCACAACCACCCCCTACTGATGGTGGGGACGTCAGCGCACCGATGGATGATGGATCGGACCTGGCATCGGATGGCGGTGACGCTATCCAGAGTGGTCTTGATGATCTAAACGGAATCGTTGATTCGATCTTTGCAGATCTTGGCATCGAAGATGGATGAGGAATTCCTCTTTCATGACTACGACGCTGCCAAGCGACGTGAGTACTACCTGAAGAATCGTAAACTGAAGGGCCGTAAGCACGGTTCCCCTCAGATAGCGACCCACCCAAAGAAGACGAGAGCACAGCTAAGCCAAGAGCATCAGAAGAGGCTCGAAGCTCAGGTAGGCCAACTCAAGGCTCGCCTGGAGAAGCTCAAGGCTGCTTTGGAACTTCTGGTCAAGCAAGCTAAGGCCCGGAGCGGGGTCAAGGACACTACCTCTAAAGCAAAAGCCGCTGAACGGAAAGCCAAGGCTACCCCGACTACGGCCGCGCAGAAGAAGGCAGATTCCAAACCTCGCCATTTGACGGCTGCTCAGAAGCTCGCTGAAGAGAAGGCCCAGGCAAAGTACCGGAGTAAGAACGAACAGCTCTCAGTTGAGGTCAAATCTCTGACCGACAAGATCAAGACTATTCAAGAGCGCATCGCAAAGATGAAGAAGTCCGGCTCTCTCGGAGCCAGGGACACCAAACATTAGTAGGGAAGGAGAACCGTCAAAATGGCAGTAAAGGAAGCTGACTTCGGCGGCTGGGCCACCAAGGTGGGTCTCAAGTGCACCGATGGTCGGACCATCATGCGCGGTGCTTTCCAGCACATGGACCAGCAGCAGGTCCCGCTCGTCTACCAGCACGGGCACAACGACATCAAGAACGTTCTCGGCCACGCCATCCTCGAGCACCACGACGAGGGTGTCTACGCCTACGCGTTCTTCAACGAGACGCCGCAGGGCCAGAACGCCAAGGCCATGGTCAAGCACCGTGACCTCAAGCACCTGTCCATCTACGCCAACAACCTGACCGAGACGAACAAGAACGTCACCCACGGCAACATCCGTGAGGTCAGTCTCGTTCTCGCCGGCGCCAATCCCGGCGCTGTGATCGACTTCGTCAACATTCGTCACGGTGACGGCTCCCTCAGCGAGCTGGAAGACGAGGCGGTTATCCACACCGGACTCGAGCTCGACCACGCTCTCGACGCGGATGACGATGACCTCGAGCACTCCGACGAGACGGACGACGACCTCGAGCACGCCGACGGTCAGGACATGTCGGTCCAGGACGTCATCGACGGCATGACCGAAGAGCAGAAGAACGTCATGTACTACGTGGTCGGCACCGCCGTCGACAACGCCCTGGCAGAAGCCCAGCACTCCGACGACCAGCCCGGTTCGGGCACCATCACCCACCAGGAAGGAGCCGACAGCATGTCGCGCAACGTGTTCGACCAGGACCAGGCCAACGAGGCCGAGAAGAAGCACGAGCTGACCCACGACGCCATGAAGGGCATCTTCGCCGACGCCGTCAAGCGCGGCTCTCTGAAGGCAGCGGTCGAGGCCTACGCCCAGGAGCACCTCGAGCACGGCATCACCAACATCGACGTGCTGTTCCCGGACGCCAAGGCGGCCACGGGTGCCATCGAGCTGGACAAGCGCCGCACCGAGTGGGTCTCGAACGTCCTCAACGGCACCCGCCACACCCCGTTCTCCCGGATCAAGACCTTCACGGCTGACCTGACCCAGGACGAGGCCCGCGCCAAGGGCTACATCAAGGCCCAGTACAAGCTGGAAGAGTGGTTCGGCGTCACCAAGCGCACCACCGGCCCGACCACGATCTACAAGAAGCAGAAGCTCGACCGTGACGACATGCTCGACATCACGGACTTCGACATCGTCGCCTTCCTCAACGCCGAGATGCGTCTCATGCTGGAGGAGGAGGCCGCCCGCGCGATCCTCATCGGTGACGGTCGTCAGATCACCGACGCGGACAAGGTCAAGGACCCGATGGGTGCCTCGAGCGGCGACGGCGTCCGTTCGATCCTGAACGACCACGAGCTCTTCGTCACCACGCTGCTCGTGAACGTCGACGACGCCAACTCCACCTACGACGAGGTCGTGGACGCCGTCATGGACGGCATGGAGTTCTACAAGGGCACCGGCACGCCGACCTTCTACACCACCATCCCGCAGCTCAACAAGTTCCTGAAGGCCAAGGACCTCCAGGGCCGGCGTCTCTACGCCAACAAGGGTGAGGTCGCCGACGCGCTGGGCGTCAAGGACATCGTCACCGTCGAGCCGATGAAGCAGATCACGGACCTCGTGGGCATCATCGTCAACCTGGACGACTACAACGTCGGTACGGACCAGGGCGGAGAGATCAACCTCTTCGACTTCTTCGACATCGACTACAACCAGCAGAAGTACCTGATGGAGACCCGCATGTCGGGCGCTCTCGTCCGGCCGAAGGCTGCTCTGGTCATCCGCAAGACCGCTGCGGCCAACGTCCTCGTCACCCCGACCAAGCCGACGTTCGTAGCGGCCACGGGTGTTGTCACGATCCCGACCGTCACCGGCGTGGTCTACAAGGGCAACGATGGCACGACCACCCTGACCGCTGGCGCGCAGACCGCCCTCGCGTCCGGTGCGTCGACCACTGTCTACGCTGTCGCGGCGGCCGGCTACTACTTCGCCGACAACCAGAGCGACTCCTGGATCTTCAAGCGTCCGTAAGGACAATCGTCAAAATGACACGATTCTCTGGAAAGGTGGGGTACGGCACATCTGTTGAAACGAAGCCCGGTGTATGGGACGACGTGATTACCGAGTTTACTTACTACGGTGATGTCATCCGAAACACTATGCAGCTTCGTGAGGGAGAAAGCGTAAATGGCGATCTCTCTGTGAGTAACTCAATCAGCATTGTCGCTGATGCATATGCTCGGGCGAATTTCGTCTCGATCAAGTATGTGATGTGGATGGGGGTGGCGTGGACGATTTCCAATGTCGAAGAGCGTCACCCCCGTCTAATTCTGGCGCTGGGGAGTGTCTACAATGGCCCAAAGGCTTGATCTCCAGACACTCCTAGAGGGGGTGCTGGGAAGCCGTAACGTGTATTTCCAGCCCCCTACCGGCCTCCAAATTCAGTATCCATGCATTGTGTATCAACGTGACAACGCAATCACTGAGTTTGCCTCCAACAAGCCGTACGCCCATACCAAGCGGTACCAGGTGACGGTCATCGATTTGGATCCCGACAGCGAGATCCCCGATAAAGTCGCAGCTCTGCCAATGTGTGAACGAAACAGGTTCTTCGTGGCAGACAAGCTCAACCACGACGTCTTCAATCTTTACTTCTGAAAGGGAGTATTCCATGACCAAGATCGCTTGGGACCAGTCCGGTCAGCGGGTGTACGAGACCGGCGTCGACCGCGGTGTCCTGTACCTCCCCGATGCCTCGGGTGCCTACGTGAACGGCTACGCCTGGAACGGTCTGACGACCGTCACGGAGTCGCCCTCTGGCGCCGAGTCCAACAAGACGTACGCCGACAACCGTGTCTACTCCAACCTGATCTCCATCGAGCAGTTCGGTGGCACGATCGAGGCCTACACCTACCCGGCCGAGTTCGGTCAGTGTGACGGAAGCGCGTCCCCCTCGGCCGGCGTCTCCATCGGCCAGCAGCCCCGCAAGACCTTCGGTGTGTCCTACCGGACCCTGGTCGGAAACGACATCAGCGGTACCGAGTACGGCTACAAGCTCCACCTGGTCTACGGTGCCATGGCGGCTCCGTCGGAGAAGGCTTTCGCCACGGTCAACGACTCGCCTGAGTCCATCACCTTCAGCTGGGAGATCTCGACCACCCCGGTCGACGTTCCTGGCTACAAGCCGACGGCCACTCTCACGATCGACTCGACCAAGGTCGATGCCGCCGCCCTGGCCAACCTCGAGGACTTCCTGTACGGCACCGCGGGTACCAACCCGTCTCTTCCGCTGCCGGCAGACGTCTTCGCGATCTTTGCCTCCGGCATCACCGAGGTCTTCCCGACCGCTCCTACCTTCAACTCGGGTACTCACGTCATCACGATTCCCACCGTGACCGGCGTGCAGTACAAGATCAACGGCATCGTCAAGACCGGTGCGGTCACCATCACCCAGGACACGATCGTCACCGCCAACCCGACGACTGGCTACCGCTTCCCGCCGGTGTCGGACAACGACTGGTTCTTCGACTTCGTCTAAACCCTGATGGCAGAAAGGAGGCCAGAGGGTGCTCACCATCACGGTTCCTATGGAAGAACACTTCAATGAGGAGACGCGAAAGTTTGTAACAGCAATTGGGTTTGAGCTAAACTTGGAGCACTCTCTGGTCTCCCTGTCAAAATGGGAGTCATTCTTTGAAAAACCCTTCCTGAGCAAAGAAGACAAAACTCCGGAAGAGGTTCTTTGGTACGTCAAGGCTATGGTGTTGACCAAGAAAGTCCCACCGGATGTCTTCTTGAAACTCTCCGATACCAATGTTACGGAGATCAACACCTACATCAATGCCAAGATGACCGCAACCTGGTTCAATGAAGCAGCCAACAAAAAGCACAATTCAGAGGTCATCACTGCTGAGATCATCTACTATTGGATGATCGCGCTCAACATCCCGTTTGAATGTCAGTACTGGCACTTGAGCCGGCTTCTGACCCTGATCAAGGTATGCAACGAGAAGAACTCGCCTCAGAAGAAGATGACTCGAAGCGAGGTCGCTCAGCGGAACCGGATGCTCAACGAACAGCGGATGGCCAAACTTGGCACTACTGGCTGATAGGAGGAGCCTGAATGCCGCGGATCGCATGGGGCGCCCCCGGTGAGCGTTTCTATGAGGCCGGTGTTGACCGAGGTGTTCTGTACGTCGGTGCACTACCGGGTGCCCCCTGGAATGGGTTGACATCCGTCAACGTGAGTTCTTCCGGTGGAGACGCAAAAGCGTACTACATCGATGGGATAAAGTATCTGAACATCCCTTCGTCAGAGGAATTCGAAGCGACCATAACCGCCTACACGTACCCCAAGTTGTTTGGGGAATGCGATGGCACAGTCCAAGTTCGAACAGGACTGTTCGTAACGCAGCAGCGGAGAAAGTCTTTCGGATTCTCTTTCCGCACCCAGGTGGGTAACGAACTGACGTCGGATCTCGGCTACAAGATCCACATCGTGTACAACGCACTAGCCGCCCCAACCGACAGGAAGAATGCCACTCTCAGCGACAATGCTGATGCAGAAGATTTCAGTTGGAGTGTCACAACACGTCCTCCTGCCATATCCGGCTACAGACGAACTTCGCATGTCGTCATCGATTCTCGTGAAACCGATCCTGTAACTCTTTCGGCAGTCGAAGATATTCTCTACGGCACCGACATCAATACAGCACGACTTCCTGACTTTGCTGAGCTGGTAACGATCTTCGATACCCTCACCACAGTCACGGTAACTGACAATGGCGATGGAACATTCACTGTAGTTGGTCCGGACAGTGCCGTTCAGATGCTGGATGCCGAGCTGTTCCAGATCACTTGGCCGACTGCCGTCTATATCGACGCAGACACCTACAACATCAGTTCCTAGCAGAAAGGCGGCCCTATGGCTACCGTCACAGGCATGACTGCCGCTGCGATGATCGCGATCCGGGCTGCGACGGTAGTCAGCGGAGCGATCAACGGTTCCGGCCACCTCATCCTCACAACGTATGATGGAACCCAGATCGATGCGGGTTCCATTCCTAGCGCCATCGGTTCAGCAAGCCTCACGGCCCAGGGAATCGTCGAGCTCGCTACGGATGTGGAGACTGCAGCAGGGACGGACAACGTCCGGGCGGTAACCCCATTCGGTCTGTCATCCGTTCTCAGCGGTAAGCAGACTGCAGATGGCGACCTCACGGCTATCGCCAACCTGACTCCGGCGAACGACGACATTATCCAGCGTAAGTCTGGTGCATGGGTCAACCGAACCATAACCCAGCTCTATGCGGATATTGCGGTAAAGCAGACTCTCGCTTCGAATGCGCTTGCTGAAACTGCTCTTCCTTCTTCATATCCGCCCGGTCTTTCGACTATGGCACTCACGACTGGTTCTGGCTGGTCCCGCAACGCCGGTTTCGGTTCGGTCGTAACCAACAACTTCACTACTGACCGAGTGTCGCAGTGGTTCTACTCGAGCTCAGGCGGTACGAACCTCCCACAGGCTTGGTTCAGACACTACAGCAGTCTTGATGGCGGTGGTGGATGGACTCAGTGGCAGCTGGTTATCGATACCGATCTCGCTGTCATCGGTGCTCTGTCTCCGGCGAACGATGACATCATCCAGCGTAAGGCTGGTTCATGGGTCAATCGAAGCATAGCTCAGCTCGCCGCTGATATTCAGGCCGCGACTCCGCTTCAGCCACTCGACTCCGACCTCACTGCCATTGCGGCCATCGCTCCTGCAAACGATGACGTGATTCAGCGTAAGGCCGGCGCGTGGATCAACCGGACCATGGCTCAGCTAGCCACGGATATTCTGGCGACGAATACAGTTCAGGCTCTAAACACCAACCTGACTGCTATCGCTGGTCTGGCTCCTGCGAATGATGACATCATCCAGCGTAAGGGTGGTGTCTGGGTCAACCGGACTATGGCTCAGCTCGTTGCTGACACGTTTGCTCTGCAGACGACCGGTGGCACCATGACCAACACCATCAACGGAATTTTCGGGGCAGCGACTACCCCCGTTATCGGTACTCTTGTCACTGGTACCGGTGGTTTCGACCAGTTCCGTATATATCCTGACGGTGTCATGGAGTTCGGCAACGGCGCTGGTGCTCGTGACACCAAGTTCGCCCGTCTAACTCCGAACGCGATGTCTCTCCTCACCGCCGATTTCTTGATCGGTACGGTTGGGCGAGGTATTCGTATCGCTGAGGGTACCAATGCCAAGATGGGCACAGCAACTCTAGTTACTGGAACTGTCACGGTTTCGAACACGTCTGTGACCGCTAACAGCCGCATATTTCTGACGGCTCAGAACACCGGTGGTACCCCCGGAGCGCTTCGTGTAAGTGCCCGAACTCCCGGAACATCCTTCACCATCACTTCGACGAGTGGTTCGGACACCAGTCTGGTCGCTTACGAAATCAAGGAACCCGCCTAACCGAAAGGGGCCGTCATGATTAGTGTTACATCGTCCGGCTCCTTCAAGAACACGGAAACCTTTTTGCGTAGGATGACCACCGGCGATATTTACCAGTCGTTGGT